CAACTAAATCCAACCTATGACGAGGTTATTGCAATAGGCTTTAAGCGCGAAAAGGCCAGCGATGACCTTTTTGAGGATAAACACGGCTATCCGTATTTTCTTGTCAATTTCAAGGCTCAAAACTTCATTATTGAATGGGATGTATTAAGTCATGAGCTCACGTTAACGGTTGCTCACCAACTCATTGGCAGAATCACTTTTGATAAAGCAAAGGCAATAATCGAAGAACTCGATAGGCCTAAACAAAACTAACAACCTCAAAGCCAATTCAATCGGATTGGCTTTTTATTTACCTTTGATGTGAATAACCTAAAATAATGTGCTATGGATGTTACTTTTAACCATGTCGAATCGAATACAAAAATTTACTTCACAACTGATTACGGGCGCTTCAAATTCCTGAAAGGCAACCGCGATTTAGACGAGCGCAAAGTAAACAAAATCAAAGACATTATTCAGCAGGGTGTTGACGTACTAAAATACGCGCCAATTATTGTAAACGAGGCAATGCAAATCATTGACGGACAACACCGCTATGTAGTTTCAAAAGAGCTTAGAACCAATGTTTACTATGTCATTCATAATGAAGCAGATTTGACAATTGTTCCGGCAATAAATAGCAATCACACCAAATGGAAAAACACTGATTTCTTGAATAGCTACATCGATCTCAAAAAACAAGACTACATTGAGCTTCGCGAGTTCTTAGACCAACACCCAGGTCTAAGCCTTTCGACTGCTGTCAAATTGTTTCATGACGGCACGCCAAACGGCAAAGAGGGGATTGATTCTTTCAGAGATGGTAAATTAAAATTGAACCATTATAATCATATTGTTGAGGTCACCGAAATGTTAACCGATTTCATCAATCACATGGACAACCCATACAGCTCAAGGATGTATATTGTTATGTTGACACTCGAAGGAAATGGAAAATACGATCATGGCAAAATGATAGCCAAACTAAAAGAATCAGGCCGTAGAATTGAGGCAATTAAAACGACAAAGACTATCATTTCAGAAATGGAGTCAATTATCAACCACAAAATGCGCGACCGCGTTTATATCCAGTAACACATGAAAAAAGCCATCACAATAGCAAAATTCATCATTTTAGCGCCCATTTATCTTTACCTATTCATTGCAGATAGGTTGTTTATTTCATTCTATCCAATTGGAAACCAATGGCACCAGAATGTAGCACTTAGACACCCAAATTGGTGGGTTGTTCTTCTGACAACTTACCGCATTGTTTGGGCGCTCATCTTATTTTCAATCTTCAAATTCACTCAATATGTTTTCTTTTCTTAGACGCTTATTCGGCAAAAAACAAAAAGGCCTGCAAGCTAAACAATACGAGCAAATCGGGCGTTTAATTGTTCACGGAGCAATGACCGATAGACGTTTTAACCGTGCCATTTCAGCGCTGTCACTATATCCAAAACTCCTCGAAATAATTGGACAACACCCCGAACAAAGAAAGGCAAGGATGTTTGTTAAATTTTTCAAATTGGGCAGAAAACGCTAAATTTGGTATGTTGATTGATGCAATTAGGTCGGCTTATTGTCGGCCTTTTTTATACATTGTAACATGGAAAAGAAAGAGAAAAAACCAAGAGCACCAAGGAAAAAGCCTAGTCCATTAACAAAGGCAGGACAACCAAGAAAGAAAACAGGTGTGCCAACTGTAAAAAATACGCCTGATAAATTTGAGTTGCTTTGCCAAATGATTGAAATTGAGGGAATTAGCGCAATTAAAGGTATCAAAAGGCTTGGTTTGAGCACTGATATGTTCTATAAATGGCTAAATGAGGACGAAAATAACGCGAAAAAATACGCGCGTGCGGCTGAAATACGTAGCGAAATGATATTCGAGGAGATGCTCGATATTGCCGATAAACAAGATAAAGATGTGTACATTGATGCCGAAGGAAAAGAGCGAACAGACCACAATGTCATCCATCGCAATAAACTACAAATCGACACGCGCAAATGGTATTTATCGAAAATCATGCCTAAGAAGTACGGCGATAGGGTCGACATTACAACCAACAATCAAAGCCTAAACGCCCCGAAAGGAATCGAGCTAAACGATGACCAAATAACAAAGCTCATTGACAAGCTATGATGAAATAAAGCCATTATTGCAATCGGCCGCACGGAGTAATTTCGTTGCGTTCTGTTTCTTCTATGACTATGACTTTTTCAAATCACGGCCATACCTCAAAGAAATCGCACAGGCGTTTCAGGACATTGATGACCGAGTAATTAGAACGCTGGCAGTATCGTTACCACCCCGCGCAGGTAAATCCTACATAACCTCATTGTTTTGCGCTTGGACACTTGGAAAGCACCCAGCTGAAAGCGTAATGCGAAACACCTGTACCGCTACACTCGCTCAGAAACTTTCATACGATGCGCGCGACATTGTGCGATCAGAAAAATTCATGCAGGTATTTCCTGAAGTAAGGCTATCGGATGACAGAGGTAGTGTTGACGCTTGGTCTACTAATTACTCAAAGCAAGTCGGGTATTTTGGCCGAGGTGTTGGCGGTACTATCATTGGTTTTGGTGCAAGCAAGCTAGCTATTACAGATGACCTTTTTAAATCCATGGAAGATGCGATGAGCGAAACCATACGCGAAAAAACGCACTCATGGAAAGAGGCAACACATGACTCGCGTAAGGAAAGTGGATGCGCTGAGATTGATATTGGCACGCGTTGGACCCGTGACGATGTAATCGGTAAAAATACCGAACAAGGGTATTACGACCGACAAATCATTGTGCCGGCACTCATTGAGCAAGACGGTGAATTGCTTTCGTTTTGTGAGGCTGTAATGACCACTGAGGAGTATTTGCGCAAAAAGCAAAAGACCAGGGAAGAGATTTGGATGGCGGAGTACATGCAGCAGCCTGTTGACATCAAAGGGCGTTTGTTCGAGCACTTACGTACATTTAAGGATATTCATGCAGTTAAGAAACACACCGCAGGCGCATTTGCTTACATTGACGTAGCCGACGAGGGTAGCGACTTCCTTTGCCTTGTCATTGGCCATATAGTTGGAAAAGACGTGTACATAACTGACGTGGTATTTTCAAAGGCAAACACCGATATTACAATACCACTTTGTGCCAAGGTATTGGATGACAACAACGTGAGCTATTGCAGAGTTGAAACCAACGGAATGGGTGCGATATTCATTAAATCGCTACGTAAGGCCACAAAAACGAGGCTACTACCTGTTGTGAATAATCAGAACAAAGAGACTCGAATAATCATGAATAGTAGCTATGTGCTGCGTAAATTCAGATTCTTAGCCGACCAAATCGGCGAATATGGGCAATTCATTCACAACCTTAAAGGCTATCAGAAAGAGGGCAAGAATAAGAATGACGATGCGCCTGACGCGGTTACAGGCTTAGCGTTGTTTGTTCAAGCGATGCTGCCTAAACTAGATGCCTAACAAAGCGCGCTTTTCCTCATCGCTAAGCGGTGTAATATTGCTTATCTTCTCAACTGCGCTTGCGCGTTTAAACATGGCCTCAGCGCTTCGCGTTTGGTCTTCCTTGAGCACAGAGATGTGCGAGAAGTCTGGAACTAAGTAAATTCCCTCCTCATGGAGCTTCATTTGCTTAGTGAACTCATCGTATAGGATTTCCGTTGTAGGAATAATAGTCGAGTTGTACGCCTGACGCTCTCCCATTTCTACGTTGGAGAAAGTTGATCCTTTACCTCCTTCACCTTGGCCGAACATATGTTGGTTCAATCCGTAGGCATCAATAATAGCTAACTTGTCGGCGGTCATTTCCTCAAATAGCATCAAGTCTTTGACTGGGAATGTCATGGGCTCGAATTTGATAGGCTTGTCGGTTATAATAACCTCACCTTCATTTCTTGCCTTCATATCTTTGCGGATTTTCTTGATGTCCTCATCTTCTAAAGGAAGTGATGAAATGCCGTCTTTGTTGTCGCTTGACAAAATACCAAGTGAAAACATGTTGCGAAGTAGCACGTTTCTTTTTTCGTATTGCTTTTGCAGGTTGCTCAATGGCATCTTTAAAGCGTCAATGCGCGATCGCGAGTTAAACATATCAATTCCATCCACCTCGGTGATGTAAATAATCTCCTCAGGCAAAAAAGTGGTGTAGGTGTCAATGCGGCTAATTGGTATTTTAAATTCCTTGATGAATGAACCTAATTCAACCGTGATGAGGTTCTGACCTGTTGGCACAATCTTCACGTTATTGAAAGCCAAAGGCATTAACTGCAATTTACCAAACGAGCCGTTTGGAGCATATACAATGACGTTATTTGTGATACACTGATTGATAGCAACAAATTTCATCATTTTGCCCCAGGACTGCATTGCGTTAGGTCGGTCGATTAGTTTGAAAATTGGGTTGCCGTTATTTTTTACGGGGTTACCTTCTTTGTCAACAATCATTGGATTTGCACTAGCTACC